AGTTGTTGCGCTTTCTGAATTTGTAGTTTCGGGGTTTTGTGTATCATTTGGGGTAGATTTTACAGATTCCTTGTCAGCAATTTTTATGAGTTCGGCATTATTGGCCTCTATCAGTCCATCAATTCTTTTGATGTAAACAGGTGCAAGTCCCGCCTTCTGCTTTTCATACTCAGCATTTTCTTTCAGTAATTTGAATGACTGATAACGTGAACTATTGCTAAAGTCTTTTGGTATTTGTGATGCGATATTGGCAACGCTATTAATGTTTGCTATTGCCTTTTTATACTCCTCTGCACTTATTTTTTTGTCAACTACTTGTTGCCCTAACTTTAATTTTAATATAGGTATTAATGAAGGATCTTGCACCATAGCATCCATTTGACGAAACTCCCGTTCATTACTAATATTATCAGCACCTAATTTGATCGCCCCCGTAACGCCACTTAAAACAAACCCAGTACCTAATCCATGAATAAAAGATTCACTCAAATCTTTTAACACATCATGCGATGCTTGTGGATTAAACCTTTTATCCGTAGCAACTTTAGCCAATTCATTTACTCCAATGTCCGTTACGCCTGCCATAACGTTCAATGCGCCAAAAGTAGCCGAAGATGCGCTTGCATTAGCTACATATTGCGTTACTTCTTTGCCTACTACGTTTTGCAATGTCTTACCCGTAAAGTTTACGGGTAAATCCTTCATAGCGTTATATGCGATTTTATTTACCGCAGTATGACCGCCTACAACGTCTAACCCCTTACTCATTATATAAGCACCTATCGAACCTTTAACTAATGCAATTAGATTTTTTTCATTAGTGCTTAGATTTTTTTCATCTTTCAATGCTTCTAAATTAGCATCAACTCCAGTTACTACCATAAAAGGCACTGCCAACTCACCGCCTAAAATATATGGTAAAATGCCTACCGCCCCTTTAAAAGATTCGGTAACGTATCCGCCACGATATTGAGGGGCGATGCCAAATACGTCTTGCAAATATCTTGTCCTTTTTTCAAAGAACTCATCTACTTTTTCCTTTCCTTTTTGTGTAGCCTTCATAACATCAGTATTCTCTGCTACATTTGAAGGTAATGGCGACATCATTATTTCTGGCAACGTAAGCCCTAATTTCATTACACCCTTTATAATACTATTAAAAGATTCCACCCCTTCTAATGCAATCGCTTTTAGCGGGTTACCCTTACCACCTTCTAAATTATTATGCTTAACATAATTTTCCACTGAAACATCTGTTAAAATCCTTGAAGCGGTTAGGTAGTCTTGTATAGTACTGCTTACTTCGTCATACTTAGCTAATGTTTGAGGAGGAACTGCTATGCCTTGCATAGTATAGCGGTTTATTTCCTCTTTTAAGGCTTTATATTCTGGCATTAAGGCATTTGCTTGTTTAGCCTTAATCAATGCACCTTCGGCAGTTATGTTCTGCGCATCTTTGTAATATTGCGCATCCATTCTTTCGGGTACAAACACCTCAAATTTCCCATCTACTTCCTTAACCCCAACGCCTTGCATTTTTGGATTAATGGCAATTAATTTAGCTGCTTGTGCATCCGCTTCCTCGCGAGTATCATGGACTGATATTTTGTTTAGGTATTGTAAGTAATTATCCTCCAAGTACGCATTCCCATCCTTTTGGCGTTTATTGTTTAATCTTGCAATGTCGGCACTTGTTTTTTTTGAACGCTCTAAATCTGCCATCTCACGTTCTGCCATAGCCTTTTGCCTATCCAATAAATTCTTTTCTGGCAAGTCTGATGCCATAGGATTAAGCAAACCATTACGTAGTTCATCACCAAAGCCAGGTTGCTTATCTAAACTTAAAATTTCAAATTGTTTCGCTAATGGTGCAATACCATTCTTATCTAACGTAATCGCTTTTTTCGCATCATCTGCGTTACTAAATAAAGGTACGTTTAGCCCTGTTTTTTTATTTGCATTTGTAATGTACTTATTTACATCACTCAATAATCTGTTTTTGTCTTTTGTATTAGTAGCCTTTCCTAACTTTAACTTAAAATCATCGACCCTATTTCGTATATCCTCTACACTTTTAAATGGCTCAAACTTTAACAAATCGCCACCTAACATATCTTGGGCCATTTTTAAGTCCTTATTAGCCTGGTTAACATAAGTAGCCACCTTCGCTTCGTCAATCTTTTGAAAGTCCTCCGCTTTTATCTCGCTAATGTCAGTAACTAATGGTAGCCCCAATTTGAGGTTCTCATTAGTTTTGTTGTAATCGTTCACCACGCGATCATTAAAATGCTTCTCAACTGCCTTGTAATCATCATCGGCAATTTCTACAGCATCAGCTACCTTTGGCAACTTAGTGTTCATTTCTAAGTTAAAAACGTCAATTGCATTATTATACCAATTCACATCCTTTGGGAGTCTTACATCCGTAGGTCGTTCTAAATTAGCATCAGGGGTTACAACAATGGTTTCAGGCAGTTGGTCTGCAGTAGCACCTTGCACTGCCCCAACCGCCATGTTTGTACTGTCATTTATTATTTCGTCTATGGGCATCTATTTCTTTATTTTTTCGGGGTGTGTAGCTTGTTGTTCGTTTCTGTCTTTACTTGCGCCTGTAACTTCACCAAATTCTATACGGAAGAACTCTGCTTCGTCAGGATTACTAACATTAATAATGGTTGGGTTGTCGCTGAATTTTGGCAACCCTTTAAATTCTCCAATTTTTTTGTAGTAAATAATAGTCCCCGTAGGTTTGCCATTTTCATCCTTAACAATAACAGGCTTCTTAGTTCCCGTGCTTGATATTTTACCTTCTGCCATACCTTTTTCTAACCCAGACAATGCAGCCTTCATGCCAACAGGTGTACCAAGATTCATAGCAAAGTCAGTCCTTGTCTTACCTGTTTTCTCATCAGGGTTTGTAACTACATTGATATTAGTAGTGGTTGAACTTGGCATATTCAATGATTCTTTGAACGGTGCTTTATTATTGTACTTTTCAGTTAGCGTTTCATCCAATTTACTTTTTTGCTTATCGCTTAGTTTGAATATGGCTACACCATCTTTTAATTCATACTCTACAAAGTCGGCATCTTTAATGTTTTTATACCCTGCTGCTTCTGCTAATTGCAATTTCTTTTCTTCTGATGCGTTCTTATCAACAGGTATGGCGGGTTTACTCATATCGCCAACATAAGCAACGTATGCTTCTGCTGCTGTGATAGGGCTTGCCATAACGGTGTTAATCCATTGCGTTCTGTCGTCAGCAAAATTTTGTTGGTTCTTGGGGTTTAGTATAGTTTTTGATCCGCCATTAGGCAATTTGACTTCCGTTGTGTATTTACCTGACGCATCAACTCTTTCTTTCATTTCTTTTTCAAGGTCGCGAGGTTTATAATCCGCAAATGCTGCAAGATTATTTAACGTACTAACGGGTTGCTTACCTTGTGAAGTCAGAATGTATGGTATCCATTCTCCACTCTCAGAGTATTCTCCAATTGGGGCAACGCCATCGCCCTTCATAGGAGTAAATAGTTCGATAGTATTTTTAATTACCGCTTCTACAACAGGGCTTTTTTGCTCTGATTTAGAAAGTGCTACTTGCGCTTTTTCTAAATTTGTGTATGCTGTTTTATATTCTTTTAGCCCAGATAATAAAGATTGAGATTTAAGGTTGAATTGTGCATAGTTCCCTGTTTTTCTAAGGTCGTCATTAATTGCTTTGTATTCTCCTTTTGCTAATGTAGCAAGACCACTTCCAAATCCATCAACACTTGTATAACCCGTTTTAGGAACAGTAGTCAATACTTCTTCGCGCTTGATGTCTGATGCAAGAATATCTTTCTCTACTTCCTTTCCTGCCTTTGCTGTTTCCTTTGCCTTATCAGCATCCAACTTCGCCTGGCGATACCTTGCAAGTTCTTCCGCGCTCATTCTTTTAGCGTCTTGCTCTTGTTGTGCAAGCATTATTTTAGCCACGTTGCCACCTATGTCGGGTACTTCATATCTCTGATATCCTGCGTATGTTGCCATCCTTATTTAGTTTTTTTATTTTTACCTGCTTGTACTGCACCTACTGATGTTATACCGCTTAACCCCGCCATTGTCATTGCCCCGCCTTGTGCCTGAGCCGCGCCACTTCCTAATATTTCCATTTGGTCAAGTTGCTTTTGATATGCAAGGTATTGTTCATCTATGCTCATTTGCGCACCAAGTTCTTGTGATTTAAGCTGTTGAATATCTTTAGCTTTTTCTGCTGTAATTGCAGCGTTTGCATTTTCTGATTGTTGTTGTATGGCTGTTGCCGCCCCAATAGAAGCTGCTGCCCCTTGTTGCGATACAGCATTGATAAGATTAGCCTGTGTTTGCGCGTTGGCTTGTTCTTGCGCTGCATACGCTTCAACAGGTATTTGCTGTGATGCAAATGGGTTTACCTGCTTGGGTTGCGCCCTTGCTGCTTCTACAGCCTTTTCATTGGCTATCTTGGCTTGGTTTTGTTGGTATAAGCCTATTCCCATTTGTGCGAGTGATGCTACCGCACCGATACCTGCTGCCATATTATATAATTTTTAAAAGTTCTGTAAACCCCTTATCCGTTTCTACAAATCCATTTTCTTTTTGTGTCAATATCATACTTTCATTTTTTAGAGACGAATATATGTATTTTGCGCCTGATTCTTCCGCTTGTTTGTTTACCGTTTCAACCAACAATTTCATAGCTTCCTTTCTCAAATCCCCTCTGATTACTTTATTCGATACAGGGAATGTAAACCATGCTATTGGTGCATTATTCATTAAATAAAGAAACCCTGCACAAATATTCACACCCCCATCAAATATCATTACCCCTTTGTTTGAAAGCATATCTTGGGGTATTGGATATTGCCATCCCCATGATGCCCACCATTCGCATAGTTGGTCATAATCATTTGGCGTTATTGGTCTTGATTGTAACATATTGCACAAATTTACGGATATGATTTTGATATACTACTACTTACTGAAAATATTTCTACTTTTTCTGTACCCGTAATGGTAATTTGTGACATCATGTAAGGGCCACGAAGTCCATACGATTCAGATACTTTATTTTTTGATATGATTAATATGTCCCCATAAGCAGGTATTTGTGTCTCTGTTGCTGTATAAAACGTAGCAATACTTGTAGTCGGATCATAAGTATATCCTATGATAATGCCAATAATTCCCGTTGCACCTGCAAGTGACCTATAATACAATGTATCACCATTTGTTGCACCAACTGCAGGCGGTGGTATTGGCGATGTTTTTACTTGGTATCTAAATGGAGTATTCGCTCTAAAAAATAGTTGCCCTACACCTTGTTCTTTCATTGTTGTATTAAAAGTTGACGCATCGCTTTGGATATTTGCATACGCTTCACCTTCTTTTACAACAAAATCAGTAGCAGGTATTGCCCCTGTAAATTCTCTACTTGAAAGGAATGTACTAAATGTTACGCCTACCTTGTCGGCAGGAAATATGCCCGCATAAGAAAATGTCTTAAATAATTTAACCTCTGTTGGTTCGTCATTCATGCTGACATTTACAGTTGAATCGTATTGTACGCCATAAAAATTATTTCGCGTTTCATTTATATTGTGTTTCCATATTTGCCCGTTTTTAAATGAATATAAGTAGTTATTTAACCCGCACATATTTTCAGGTGCGAAGCTAAAGAACGAAGTAAATCCGTCTAATTCGGGTTGATATGCAATTGTATATGTACTCATATTAGCACGTTCCTTTGTTTATTACTTGTCCAATCCCATCTATCAACAACCAATATCCATTATCCATTTCATAGTAAAGATACCCACCATTTAGATATTGTTCGCCATATCCATCAATGTAAACAAAGTCATTTATTTCTGGATATACGCAAGTACCTTCACATGGGTTGTTATTAAACCAAAATACCTGATATGGTTCTGTACTCGCACACGCTTCTACACTCGTACAATATCCAACTTGTATCATATTGAACGGTGCAAGTGTTGGCGGATGCTTCACTACAAATGTAATCGTTTCAGCCACACTATTGCCAAAGCAGTTTGTGGCAATTACATCATAGCTATATGTGCCGGGTATGTCAAATCTTACGCCTATTTCCCCTGTGGAGTCTATGAAAATATTTGACGGGTAATAATCTGCACCCGCTGATGAAATTGTTGCATCACCAAACGAGGACATTACAAAAGTATTGCCATAAATAGTTTGTGTTTCTCCAATACCAATCGATCCACTTTTCGCACACCCATTAATATCAACATAGGTGTATGTACCGCCTTCGTCATTACCTGATATTGTGTATTCATTGTATGCAGAGTCAAACGCCCACGCTGTAGGGTTTAATGTAGATGTTAGTTTAACAGAAAGCGGAACGCCTACTTGAACGTAAATATCACCTGGTGCTGTAATCACAGGTATGGCGACTTCACTACAAATACAAGTTGTAATAGATATTACTTCCCCATCTACATTTATTTGATATGCGTCTGTACCAACAAGATAGTATTCATTGTTGCCATCGTACACTGTTACACCTGTTGAATTTGTATATATTTTATCCCCCACATCAGGCAATGCAGAAACCCCATTATGGTATCTTGTAGTTGTTGCGCCTACGTCAGCACAAGCAAGTGTTGCTGATGCAAATGCTGTTGTATGTATTGTAAAGCCCGTAAGCGATGGGCATACCATAGTAATCGTTATATTACCCGTCATTGCTGTATCGCCATTAGATACTACTATGCGTGCATATTCTTCTGCAACATCGCTTTTAAGGAATACAGTATTCCCTGATGCTGACGCTTCATCTGATAATATTAATGCGTCACCATAGTCTGCTGATACATCGTATGGGTTTGTAAGCGTATATCCAAGTTCCGCCACACCTGCTGTTGTAGCACCATAAGAAACGTCAATATTTACAGGGTAGTATGACCTTGTGATATTTGCTATAATCGTAGCACTCGCACAGGCAATTATGTTTCTAAAATCAAGCACTATGTAAAAGAAGTCACCACCTTTTGTATAAACGAAGTTCCCCGCATAATTGGGTAGGGTAGATGCAAGTGCAATAACCGTTGCCCCTGCATTAATTACATCTATTCCATTGTCGTATTGTACTGCAGAAGATAACCAATATGCCCTATTACCAAGATTAAATGACCATGTTTTAAAATCATCATCTGTATAAACTATCATTGACACCGTATCACCTGATCGTGGCATAATTCCCGCTTGTGGAAAATCTGAAATATCCAATGACTGTCCGCACGCGGTATTATAATCGGTCATTTCTCTACCATCCGCCAAACTGATTTTGTACTTCACCACTTGTCCTTCATCGTCATCAAGCCCAAGTACAAATATTTTCGCATTGACATATCCGCTTTCATATTGTACTACAGGAATAGTATCTACTGTCGCATCTTGATATGTAACGAGTATAGTTCCTGTTCTGTATGACCCCGTTGCGTTGGCTGATGTAACGGGATTGTACTCGTAATTTCCCGATCCGCTTATTGGCAGTGCAGGAATCCATGCTGGGCCTGTTATAGTCCATTGCTGATTAGTTGTTATATATATAGTTCCTATGCTCATTATTGTGTCAGTAGTACTTGATTAGTTAGTGCGGTATAGGCATAAGCTGCGGGCGGGGCGATTCCTCCGCCAAGCTGTACAAATGGCGGTATTGGCGATTTCTTAAAGCCTGTATCGGAAAGAATGTATCTTTTGTAATATGGGTCAAATACACCTATTTTTATTGTTTCGGGTTGTAGTTTAAAATTAGTATTAAAAAATGATTTCATGCCATATTGCGATATATCGAACAAGCCTTGATTGTTAAGTCTAATTACCGCACCTCTTTGGCTATCCGCAAAATACATATCATCGCCCCATTGTGCAAAGCTCTCAGGACTATTGCTAATGCCATATTCACCTGCGTAACTTATTTGCGTACCTAATACTTCCGGTATGCTCGTCACGTCACCACCGCCCGTTGAGTCACTTAGTAAATTTTTGCCATATAATACTTTTGATACTTGGTCTTGTTGGAATACTACCATGTCAGTATCTCTCGATTTTATCTTTTGCACTGACCCAAATGACTTTTCTAAGTATTTAAAATTACCTAATGAAAGATTAAATGAGTTTAAGTTATTTATGTTTGAATCTACTCTAAACGTTCCGCTATATGTCAGTCCCGCACTAACATTTTGTTGTGCATAATCTAATACAGGTATCATAACTCTTGGCGACCATTCGGTAGTAGGTTTATTGAAAGTATCTCCAATTCTATTTAACTCCACTCCATTCGGGAATGACCAACAGTTAAATGAAGCATTCGACACACTTGTTATCGCTGGGCCTGGATTAAGGAATACAGCCGCAGGTAAATTATCTGTTTGGTTTTGCAATGGGCCTACGCCTATTGGTAAATACCCTCCATGATATTTTCGGTTGTTAGTTGTTATTATCGAAATGTTTTCTGTACACTCATGGAATAATGGGTCACGCTGATTTGCAGGGTACACTTCAAAGCATAAAGGAAATTCAGTGTAGAATATGCGAAAGAACCCCATTTCTATTTTATACCTTGTATTAAGTCCATTAAAGGTTGTTTGTACCCCGCCTATAAACATTATTGGCTCATATTGCGTACTTGCAGGTGCAATTTCAAATCCTTGTTTTTGAATTATCCTTGCTGCACCACCTGGAAAGTTAGCAGGTATATAGTGGTCTCTACCGTATCTAAAGAATACATTTTTATGTTCAAGTTGCGTAGGGCCTAATTGTCTAAATTCTTGATACGCCCCACTTTCCCAAAACCATTCTTGTAAGTCGGGGTAAGTCATAGGTGATACAAAACTTTGTGCGGGCGTTTCCCATGTAGTAGCCATTGACATGGGGAACACAACTTGTGTAGTAGCTAACATTGCACTAAACTTTATAGTAGAACCACCTTTTATAACATTGCTGATAGGCGCAGGTATGTTTATCATTAATGCTATAGGCTTAATTGGATTACCCCCAATCGTTGTACCGTTTTGACTTGAATATATATTAAGTCTCCATGTATCGCCAGGAAATACCAATACGCCCGCGTAAAATATAAGCGCACCTAAAGTGATAACATTTGCGGGGTCTTTAATAATTACAGGTACTGCTTGGTTATTAGCCGCATTCCTAAATGGTAAAGGTGCAGGGTTTACATTTACTTGTGAGTCAAACTTTCTATAATTCAAACAATGGAATCCGGATATAATTCCTACATACTCAATTCTGTATCTTAAATCCGTTTGAGAGTATGCGCTATGTATGTACAGTGCAAATGTAGGGCTTAATTTATAAGGGATATTCCCATTTGGCAATATTAGCGATGCTGTTGTACCTGGATAATACACAATAGGAGACCACGTTGCGGGAACTGTAGATGTTGGATCTACCCACGAATTACTTACAGGTGGCGGTGCTGTTTGTATATATGCAAATAAAAATCCATTTGCATTATTAAATTGCAGGTTATAGACTAAATTATTTACAACGCCAGGATCTGCTGATTTTGCTAACTTGAAATATAATCCTGCAGGGTTTGTTGCGTTTATTTCATTTTCACTTTTATTAGCTACTTCGAGTACTATGTATTCTGTTGTACTTCCCGTAATCCCGCTAAAATCAGTTTTAAGTAATACGCTATCGCCTACAGTTATTTTATCCTTATCTACTGGGTTTATGAGGTAGTACGATATGCCCGCATCACTTGGTATTTCTATTCTTGATGGAAATACATTGTAGTATTTAAACCTACTTTGCTTTATAAATATTCGATACTTGGCCGCCCATGATGGAGGGTAATGACTAATGGTTAGTTTTACCCAATTTTGTCTGCCTGCATTTTGCGCACTGATATGTACGGTATTGGTTACAGATGTTATGGGCGTTGACATTCTACCGTAGTCATCTAAATATACTATGGCAAATTCATAGTCCACATTAGTTTTAAATGATGGTCTATATGAATTGCCCGTAATCGCTGTCGAAATAGCCTGTACTGTATAGTTTGGTATTACTATTGAGTTCCATGATGTAATTAAATTATAGAACTGTGTGTAGTTGCCATATACAAGCCTACTGCCTATAATGTCTTGCGCAAGTGCTTTTATGGGTACATTGTCAAATAATCTCGTTAGTTCATATTCAGGCAGTGTTGCGTATGTTTTACTATTGTCAAATGCAGGATATGTCCATATACTATTATTTGGTATCACGGGTACGCCTACAATTGGTTTTAGTTTATTCACTGTCTCAATTATATAGATATTTGAGAACTCGCTATCTTTAAATAAAAACTGAATATCTGTTACTTGCCTGTCGCCTGTGGCTACCGTAATGGCTACTTTATTATAAATGTTGTACATGGACACCACACTCTGCCCATTAAATGCAAATGATGCAGGTGTAAATGCCACCTGAGTAAATGGGGCAAACGTACTCCATCTGTTATCTTCATACTTATATCGGTATGAAAAGTATAAAAATTTGTTTTTAATTTCATTCTTTGGCGTTCCGTCATTTGACAACGTAATTACCGCAGCACCTAATGGCGGTTTCACTATCACGTTTATATCATCCTGATTCCATGCAAAGTTCGTTTGGGTATATTGCCTAAATCGAGTTACGTTTATCATGCGTGGTGGATTCAAATTGTCCGTCCACATAAGATAATTGTCCATATAGTTGAACCCTGTGATATAGTTACCCGAATTAAGTGCAAGGTATCTATCGCCAACAGTAGGTTTTGGCGCACGAAGTATGTAGTTTATAGCACCAACACTACCCGCAGGACTTACTGATGGGGTATCAATATATTGTACAATCAAATCCTCATTTGTAGATGTAATGATAAAAAATATACAATTCAAATCACCTGCTACGCATGTTCCTAAGCAACGTGCATTTACAAGTGGTAAATTATTTATATCTACTATCGTAAGCGGTGTGCCTACGTTATTTAATGGAATTTTATTTCCTAACGAATTTCTTAAAACGCCTGAATCCGCATATTTTGTAACATCTGAACTATTTTCGGGATTAGAAACTTCAATGTTTAACCCATTGAAATACTGACCTTTTGGAATTAGTAATTGGTCTAAATCCACATTCATTTTACCGCCAAGAAATGTATTCGTTATTTTCACTATTTTATCCATTTATCTTGTCCACGAAGCGTAAGCGTTAATATGCTTGGGTGTAGGTTACTAAGTCTTATTTTTGCGTTTGAAAGTAAAGCTGACTTTCTTTTACTTTTTCTATTAATCACATATTCAGGCACATTTGACCTACTTTCTACTATGGCATGAGTAATGTAAGCGTACACATATTCTTCCGCCAATTTATTAATCATTATCTCATCATCATTTGCAGAAAGTCCATCTGAAATGTATTCAAGTTCAAGTACATTCCCATTCATTCCTGATGTAAAATTAATTACGCCAGCACGTTTATCAATGCTGTACGAAGGAGTGTTGGTCACATCTGCCGGGTTAATCCCAAATAGCGTTGTGTTCCATGTATAATACCAATTATCATTAATAAACCACCCCCAATATCCTAATGGCGATATTTGCTGTGTATCAGCATTTAATGCTTGTTGATTTAATAATGAGTCAACCGATATCGCTTCCCCATCACCATCGAAAAGTATATCGCCATTAGCATCCTGAGCAAATGTTATAGAACGTGTAGGCTTTTTATTTTCAAATAATTGCAATAGCGTTCCGTTGATATTTATAAATAGTTTTACCTGATTTACAAAGTCGGGTGGGAGTATAGCCTGTAGGTTATCGCCAATTACTATTTCGATTACTTTTGTTTCTCTTGCCGCGTCATAATGAAACTCTTGAATGGCGCGTTTGGCATGAAAAATGACTTTATATTTATCAATATGGTGGCTGATAATTTCTTCATCACCCGTGTGCATGAGCATGAAGTTATTTACGATATTAGCCAATGAAATGTATTGATACGTTCCATAATTTGTCGGGGTACTATAATAGGTTTGATCTGTCATTATGTTGTAGCCACGTTTTTATTTTCTGTAATTTGTTCTTGTTGCGCTGTGTATTGTACGACTTGCTCCTCGCGAATTTGCACCCCACAGTATTGGCATATTTTTATTACAAGTTTATAAAATTCAGATTCAGCCACTTCAAAGTCTTGGTACAATGGGTCATTGATATTGAATATAGGTTCGCCATTTGTGATTAGTGAGTATGACCAATTTGGCGTTCTTGGGTATCGTACATAAAATAAAGTTACAGGGTCTCCTGTAGTTCCTGTATCGGGATATATTGTTATGGAATTACCCCTTAACACATAGTTTGGGTATTCTAATGTTGGTGCTGTGAGGTTTGACCTTAAAAGATTTTTTAATTTACCGTGTGCAATAGGCATTACTTCTACATTGCCATAATTTACAGCGTCAATTAAATACCAATCCGAAGGTAGATTATACGAAGTGCTTGATGCCGAAACTATTGAAAGAGACACTGTTGTGTACAAAGTACCGCCCGATACAATAGTTACCGTATTTACATTCCCTAATGAATCTGTCGTATAATTAATTGATGCACCCGAACCTGTTGGGCCTGCTATAACTACCGCCCCTGCTATGCTTGGCGCATAACCAGCACCGCCATCCGTAATCGTAACTGCTGTTATAACACCCGATACAATAGTTGTTGCAAATGTTGCAGGCGTTACTGCTTTAGCTATTGGCACATTTAATGAAAAGTAATCAATGGTTTGTTCCATTTGTTTTACCATATCGGCATATCCTGAGTAAATACGCCCTAATTTCATTCTGTTTTTATACAGATTGTATAATTGAAAATACTCTGTAAACACCTCCATTTGGGCGGTATGAGCATACCTATTAAATTCGTCAGGGGTTACATTGCCATTGTTGTCTTTGGCAAGTATATACATGACTGCTTGGCGTACTTCGTTTATCAAAACAATGGTAATTTGTAACAAATATAACGCTAAATACCAAATAGATACACATTTTACTTAAAGTTTTACTTTAATTGTGTAAAATATTTCATAACTTTGGTTTTTAAACACTAAAACCCCATATATTTACATGGAAAAATTCATTGCCGTACCCGTTACAAACGAGCAGACACAACTAATTTCTGCTACTGACATTATCCTAATCGAACAAGCAAGTACGACTACCGTAACGGTACAATACAAAGCTGCATCCGCATCAGGAGACATCTTGACCATTACTCATGCCACTGCTGGCGCAGGTGATGAGTTGATGCGTGATTGGTTACAAAATGCAGTTATTTCTGCGTTGAGTACCAATTGGAATAATGTTCGATATACACCGCCTACACCACCGTATGCAGTGTCAGGCATTGCCCTCGCTTAACGGATTTACACAAACAAAAAAAGGACTGATTAATTTCAGTCCTTTTTTTATATCCGTATGTTATTCACTACTCTACTTTACCTTCGAGCATCTTAAATGTTTCAAGACCTTCATCAGTCAGGAAATATTTAATAATAGCATCTTGTGGTTCTTCCCCTAATGGGATAGTAAATATTTTCTTTTTATTTGTTTCAAAGTTGTAATGGACGTCTTTGTTGTTTTTGATAGCTAAAACGCCTTGTGAAATCATCTTTTGCACCATGTCCTCCATCTTTAAATTTGGATCCTCAATAGCTTCTAAAAACTCTTGTGGGTGCTGTCGTGCATACAATCGGATATCACGTTTAATTTCCATACTATTCATATCATCTACCTTGCAATTTGTACATACGCGTAGTATAGACTCTGCTGTTTTAATATCTAAAGACCTGGCAGCAATAATGGCATCTTCTTCAAGATTCATACGTTGCAAATCTTCTTTTGCCATTGCTTCAAAGTCAAGCTCTTTATACGTTACTCCTAACTTCGGATGTAATACGCTTAAAATTTCTTGCAATAGCGTTTCTTCTTTTGGTACTGTTATTTTGCCATCGTCAAATGCAACGTGTTCAAGTATGGCTTCCTTGTCTTGTTCGTCAATAAATGGCGAGCGTTGATTTCGTGCATATCTAATAGCACGGTTCGTTGACCCATCAAAATAAAGCAATGGGTTATTGCGGGAATGTCTGCAATTAAGGGTAAAAGATAATGGCGATGATGAGCCAATGAGAACGTAAGTTCTGTCTTTTTTTGGTAATTTTCTGAACTCGTCAAGAGTCATTTTTTTTGTAGTGGATTTCATTTAATTTAATTTTAAAAAGTGATAAAAAAATGGGTGATGACCGAAGCCACCACCCGTTGTAAATACTAACCTATGCTTTGAATAAGAAGAAGTTATTTGCTCCTAAAACGCACAATGCACGCTCTGATAAGTAATTAACTCTCATTTCATCTACGTCTGATGTAGCCGCGCCACCTGCACTTCCTGTAACCCATGATTTGTATCGGCGATCTTCTCTTTCCGATGCACGGTATCTAACATGAAGGAACGGACGAGATACTTTTTCTCCTAAAACTTCATCGTAAACGTTTGTTGAACCCGCAGGTACAAGAATACCGTTTACACCACCTGCAGTAATGTCACCACGAAGGGTTGCATCATTTAGGTATTTCCAATCGGTTTTATAGAAATCATACCCACGTTTGAAGCCTGTGAAGCCCAAGTTTAACGCCATTTTCTCATCATTGTCAAAAAGACCGTATGATGTACCGCCTGCGCCCATACCGTTTTGTGCGGCAATCATATCATTCATATCGAATGAAAACTGACGGTTTAAGAAGATAGCATTTTCTTGAATAGCACCTTGCTTGTCAAGACGTTGGATAATTTGATCCCAATCCTGCAATGCAGTTGGATTACCACCTGACCATACATTACCTCTGTCATTTACTTCGTAGAACAAACCTTTTGTACCGGCAGCAGTTGTAGCCGCAGCAACGACACCAGGAATGTTGTTTGTTGAAGGTGAAAGATAAGCAAGTGCCGCAGATGATGGGATGGCTGGTACGCCTTCTACCATTGACATTTCAAGTACGTCATCAAATCTCATACGGGTTTCACCGTTTGATTTAAGATACCATAAGTAACCTGCACCACCTTCGTATTGAACTTCTACCCATCCAATTTGAGCCATGTCTGACCCTGTAATTGAGGAGTTTTCTTTGATGATGATTGGCTTGTTCTCATAGAAAGTGTTTTGTGCTTCCAATGTACCTACCATGCCTGCAGAACCTTTTTGAAATTCAGAGCCATATACGAATGATGTTACTGTACCAGTACTGAATGGATCAGCCGCACCCGTTGTAAGGTCATAATATGCTACTGTAAAGGTAGTTGATGTAACAGTGGTAATAATACCCTTTTGCGCCGAGCCATTTGTACCTGATAAGAATACAGTTTGACCTATGCGATAAGAACAAACGCCTGATGCTACGGTAAATAACTGTGTACCTGATGAAATTGCTGACGGTGTTAAGCCTGTATATTTAATATGCAGACGTCCTTCTTCTGACCATTTAATCAAATCCGAATTGGTTGGCATTTCTGCACCTACCAATCTCAAAAATGATGCGATGGAACGTTTGCCATAACGGGCAAATTCCTTTTCCGCTAAGTCGGGAAGGTATTGATTTAAAAATGCGAAGCTACTAATGTAGTTCGTAGTCGTAGTGACTTTTGTTGCTGTGGGCGTTAACGCGAATGTTGGCGATGCCGCTAATGATCCTGCCATTGTTTATAGTGTTTTTTTTAATTGTAAAAGATAAAATAAGCATACGTTCCTGTTGGTACAGGCACACCCCCTGATGCTTGGGTGTTATTTACGCTGACTTAGTATCTTTAGCGATGAACCGTTAGATTCGTCTAATGCTCTCATTTTTATCCCTTCACCCGATTTAACTACTTCTGGGGCGTTTCGTATGCTTCCCATGTGAATGTTTTTATCAGATATAGACTGTGCTGCTATTGCGTCAGCTTTGCCCTGTTCGTAAAAATGATTAGCAAATAAATCAGGATTCATTGCTACTGCAAGTGACTTGTGGTACGCGCCCGCATCTTTCAAATAGCCCTCTTCGTTTAGATGACTACCGATAAAATTGTTTACGTTTATTTGAGATTGCTTTACTTTTTCTACATCGCCTGGTGTATAAACAATTGCCTTATCTCCAACTTTAAATTCAAAACCTTTGAAATTGTTTGAGAATAATTCGTTTGTTTTTTGCACGAAGTAATTGGATAAAACTTTTCCTTTTTCAACCTCAGTCTGCCTGCTTGATACCTCTTTCTTATAGGCTTCATACGCTTCTTTTTCTTCATCGGGAACTTTGACACTACTTGACTCAAGCGGTGCTTTATATTGTTCCTTTAGATTCTCAAAATGCGCAATAGCCTTTGAAAGTTCTTTTTTCTTGGCGCGGGTTTGTCGTTTAACGGTTTCCTCGTCATCGAGTGTTTCGTCATAGCCAAACCTTTCTTTTAATACATCTGCAATTTCATCCGCGTCAAATTCGGGATTTTGTGATGCCATGTATTCAGCCAAGAGCGTGTCTGGGTTCTCCTTTGCGAAATCTCTCTGTATTTTCATATAGTCCGACAGTCCACGACCCGTTTCCTGTTTAAACTTATAAAATGCAGATACATCTTCGGGGAGTTCTACTTCTTTTTCAACAGTCTGCGGTGTAAGCAGTTCGTCAAATGAAGTGTACCCTTTTTGGTATTTTTTATTAATATGTGAAAGAACTGCGGTTTCATCGAGTGTTGGCGGTTCGGCTTCTGCAGGTGTATCTGTTGCAGGCGGTTCAGCCTGTTTCGTTTCTTCTACATGTTTTTCAAGTAACTCTTTTTCTATTGCTACGTTACTTTTTGGTTGCTCGTCTGCCACCTCGCGTACTGATAAAAATTCCATTGGATTAAATTTAATTGAGTAATTGTTACCGCAAATGTAACACATTTTACATAAAAATCAACATTTTATGAAATTTACTTAAAGTATTACTTTAAGTAGCGCAATGATTACAGTTTTGTTATTTGGGGTTTCTTTATTAGATTTGTATAAAATCAAATTTTATGAAAAATATTTTAGCCCTTATTATCATTATCGCATCGCTATCTTCATGCGAAAAATGCTACCAATGCACAACAACAGTAACAAGTTTAAATACACAAGGTGATGTGTATCACACTTCTACTTCGCTATCTAATTTTTGCGGTACAGTAAAAGAAAAAACTAAGCATGAGAAAGAGGGTAGCCATACTGAAAATGGGTACGCTTTGTCAAAAACGGTTACCGTAATGAGTTGTGTTGCGGAGTAAATTATCTTGGCTCAAATTCGCCCAAGTCAAAGCCATCAAGGGAATCGGATGTACTCTCGAAATTCTGCGATGGCAAATTCCTTTGGCGTTGTTCAATTAGTTTTGACTGTTGAGTAGCTTGTATTTTTGTACGGTCATCTTTGGCTTTTTCTTTCTTATCCTCACGCTGTTCTACCACCGCATCCATCGTTCCTTTGAGTTGCATCTGGTAGCCAAATTCTTCTTTCATTAATTCCTTTTTCAAGGTAGCTTCTTCACGCATCTGTTCCATTTTTTGCTGATGCTCTTGTTGCGACAATCCAGCTTTGCCTTGTGTTTCTGCTTGTACATATTGCATCTTGGCTTGGTTGGCCGCTTGTGCTGACTGTATGTTGCCCTGTGTTTGCATATCAGTACGCGCCTTTTCTTCCTCCATCTTTTTCTTATCCCTATCCTTGCGTTTTCTCTTTAATAACTCATTGGCAAGTTTAATATTGTTTACAGAACGAATATCTATGGCATCCTCTAAATAAATGTTTTCTTTTGCCAACGCTTGCTGTATATTTTGCTCAAGCAACGCCTTTTCTTCTTCATCAGGTGCTACTTCTATAAATATGCCAAAGCTGTGTAAATAAAGGTTTTTAATATCTTCAAGTGTGGCTACGCTATACTTGCCTATCTGATTTGTAAGCTCATCCTTCATGTCTGAGTATTGCAAAACGTCAGCAAGTCGTAATGATACAGCAGTGGCCATTCTACGCGCAATATCTAACATGCCTTGTAATATATGGCGGGTAGCTGTATTTGAATTTGCGGCAGCAAGTTTTTGTAACCCTACAAGTGAATCAGGATCAGGATTTGACGCATCTTTCATTATGCCCGTACATAAACTTAGCAAATTAAGGTTTGCATCTATTTCATTGTTAATGGCTACTAATTTATTTTGGCCCGAACTTGTTGTTATTTCCTGTATGGGAATTTTGGCATGGTTGAAATTGCCATCTTGTGTTTGACTTCTACCGATTACAGAACCAAACTGAAAGTACATGCGTAATGCTTCTTCTGGCGTTTGTGCTGCGCCTGTACCTAATTCCACTTCATTTACGCCATCAGCATCTATGAATACACCATCGGGTATTAATCTTGATAATATTTGTTGTTTTTTAAGGAAACCTAATTGTACTTGGTCTGCAAAAGGTATCATTCTTCTTGTAAGCGATTCAATGACGCCCTTATACATGCGTGGCGCAAATGCAACATAGTTTGAGAGTGCCATTTGAGAAGGACTTTCTGGACGAACCATGTTCTTGGTCATTTCCCATTTCAATAATTTGTTTGACCCAAGTACCAATATCCCCTCATACCATACATCTTTTGGTATGCTTACTTTCTCAAAGTTTTCATTTGGCTCAGGGTTGAAACTGCTATCTTTTTTTATGACTTTTTCAAATCCGTTATTGTTCTTTTTTTTCTTGTATGTAAACCTATGTGTGGTTTTGTAGTTAAAATAGAGTAGGGTAACGGTATCTTTTTGGAATATGTCATTGGCATAGTTGCGCATGATGCCATAGTAGTCATAAAATGCGGATCCGTATTGTGCGATTTCCGCCATATCTTCATTAGATAAATCGGGATTGATTTTATACAATTCGGTTAATGGTACACGCTTTACCTCGCCCCAATAAAATGCGTCACTAAAATTTCGTTCTTCTACGTATGAATATACCACATTCTGCGGGTCAACGTATGTAGTAGTAATGCCATTGTTTTCCTGGAACTCATGTTTTGCAATGCCTATGCCAAGTGTAGTTATGTCGTACACAACTTTCTTCTGCACTTCTGCATAGTCATTCATATTAAATACAGTAGCAATGGCAACTTCTTCTGCTATCTCAATACCCGGCTTGTAATTTAGTTGCATGTACAGATTCAAATCCGTTTGGTCATCAGGTACGTCTTGCTGTGGTATGTCAAATCCATTTACGCCAAAATCCTTTTCAATATTTATGAGTGCTTCTTTTGCGTTCATATTTGCTTCCACCATGTCCTGAAAAGCATTTTTCTTTTCAGCACTCATAATATCAACTGCCTCAGCACGTACTTTGTACATTCGTTCTGATATGCCATTTACTACTCTGTCAACAAATGAAGGTATTACGGGAACAATAGACCAATCAAGGTTTATGTGTTCAAGACTTCCATTAACTGCAAATGAGTTTTTGTATTTTGCTATGGGTTGTTCGCCACGAGCATATAGTCTTAGTTTATGGAAATTTAGCCACTGATCATAATATCTACATGAGTTTCCCCCTGTGCGAGAGAACCATTCAGATTCTATTGATTTCCCAATTTTCAACCCATATTCAGGTGTTAATTTTTCAGAGTCAGGGACAAGTACACTTGGGAATGATGTAGCGTTAATAATAACTGCGGGTGGCGTTGACTTCATTTATGGGAATGTTGCTACAAAGATATACTATTTGTTACAAATTACGTATTTTGTTACATTTTTTGTACTTATTGCATGATTTGGCTATAACTTCCTGAATTATCATATCTCGACATCTTTATCGAAAGTTTCTTTTTGACAACGGTAGGCAGGTATAAATTCTTTTTTGTTCCCATACAGGCAAGTCCTGACGATATGGAAGCATCATGTTTTGTACGGTTACTAATATCAAATGCACCCCAATCTTTTAAAGTAGCGTTAAATGGCATAGTGCCTATTTGATCGGGTGGGCGGTACGTGCCTTCTGTATCATACCCTACATACTGTTCAATATATGTTTGTATGGCTGAGGCGTGTGCTTGTTTAATATCTTCACTATTATTTGGAATACCGCCCAATTCTAATTCCGTTTGTGATAACTGATGCTTGTGCTTATCAGGGCGGTTCATAGCAAACGGTCTGTACCCATTGTTTTTAAGGTGGTACAGCAAACGAGGTTTATTATTCTCAATGAGTGCTGGCATACCGTAAAAATGAAGTGCCATAAGAACGTCCTCGAAAAATATTTCAGCAGTGTCAGGTCTGGCAATGTATTCTAAAAAGAAATCGTTTAATGGTGCGTCTGTCATGTGAAATCCTGTTTTGCCATGTAATGCACCCTTTGAACCACCGCCACCAACTACCCCCGATATATCATAAGGGTCACAACCAAAGCACCCAATATCTTCATTCAATGGGTAGTACAGTCCGTTTCGTTCTTGTACAGCATTTTGCATTTGTATAGGCGGGATCCATGAAACCAAAAATCTACCTTTCGGGCTTGGCGTCCATATAACTTTACTGAAACGTACGCCATTATACCAACTAAAATAACCTCGAATTAAATATCGATGCCTTTCCAAGCCATCATTGTAATCTATTTGGCTGTATATTTTTTCAAGGTTAAATATCGAACTCTTACTTTCATCCCTAAAAGCATGGGAAATAGTGCGCGAATACTGGCGGTAAAATTCATTTAGATCATCTCCATCGTTTCGCTTCATGGAAACCTCGTTATTCCACCATTCTATTACGCCCATTGTTTGCCATTCCCCATCTATTCCCTTTATGGGCTTTTCGGGTGTAGCATCTACAATAGGCATACCGTATTCGTCAATATGCCCCTCTAAATTCCATTCGGTAGGAATATACAAGGCATATAGTCCACTTTTGGTTTGTCCATTCTTACTGCGTTCCATTGGGTTTGAGTCATGAAACATTTTTTTATAATTCTCACCACCATCAGACAATTTATTTGAGGTCGAACCCATCATACATTTGCCAATGATTTTTGAACCTAAGCGCAAACAAGTTTTACGTACACGCCATGCACCGAGTATATCACCTTCAATGATTTTACCCGCTTCATCCTCAAGCAGAAATTGTAATTTTTGTGAATCGTATGAGTTGTTGCCTGTACCGCGCCAACTGATTAAAGTATTTAGTCCTTCTTCTACTACCTCGTCCGAATCGTTCATATTCTTGCGGGTAATCTTTGATGCCGGTAAACTAAATTCAAGTTGTGATTTTGGCCTATCCATACCCGCTTGCATGGGTTTAAAAAAGAACGGATAATTGCCAAACATATTCACCACTTTTAGCGTAAACAAATCGGACGCATCTTTAGCGGTTTTTGACATGATACCTACATGACCGTCTTTTATGGAAGTGCCAATGTTATTACATTCCTCAGCACCCATAAATGAAAACCCCGACCTACGAATTTTAAGGTAGCATATACCAAAGCATCGAGGGTCTGCTTTACACGCTTCCCAAAAGATATAGAATATGCGATTAGCTTCACGGAAATCGGGCAATCCAACGTCAATTTTTGACCACTGCAGATACATATAATGACTGCCTGTAATGTATGTAGGTTTCCCATTATTCATAAACCAAAAGCCTTCTTCTCTGCGGTCAAATTCCTTTTCTATGTAATCAATCCACTTGGTTTTAAAAGCGTTATCTTTCTTATTCCACTCAGCCATTTTTTTAATCTTGGCAAGTTCTTTTGGGTATTCGGCAGCCTTCCATTTATTGTTTTTTTTCTCAATATGGAAAGGTTGTTTTGGCAATGCGATATTAACGCCATTGATGCAATATACTTCGCCTATCGTACCATTTTTAGATATGACAATAATATCATATTTATCATCATAGCCATACTTCCACGATTTGTTTTTATTACGGTGGTTGTATGACTGCTTGTTGATACTATCTGTAACAACAGTGTAAAGGGGCTGTATGGTTAGTAGGCTGTCGGTCAATTATGTTTTGTTAAGTGCTTTGCATTATTCAGATTTAAAGCCCATCCCATCGCTTTTTAGCGTGGGTGGGTAGTTTACTGTATTTAATTTAGATTTATTATAAATTTAGGCTTGATATTCAAGAAGTTGACAAACTGCAAATAGCCATTCCCTTCATGTTTTTCGGTATAGTCAAGGTATGCAAACCAGTCATTTAGCGCAAGGTTAAATCTGTACATATCGAATTTGTGGTTATCCGATTTGCGCAACGCCTTGTGTAGTTCGGGGTACAATTCTTCGTTCGTCATTTTTTACTGCGCCTTTCAGCAAAATTGGTTTGGTCTTTAATGTTTTTATCAATTTCAGAATCGTCCATTAGGTTATTTTCTTCCGTTTCTATTAGTTCAAGCATAGCAAGTGCATCCTCAAATGCTACACGTTTTGCCTGAGCTGCTGTTTTCATTTTCTCCGCACCTAATGGGTCGGCACTGTTACCGTCAAGGATAGGTTCTTTCAGTACCAATATGAGTTCATCCACAGCTATTTTAGCCGCTTCAAGCACCTTGCGTTTCCTATCCTTAACAGTAACTTCCATTACTACTTGTTACGTTTTGATGTTAGATAATATTTACCGTCAACGTTCTTTAAAGCCGCGCCTGTTGCAAATGTGCATCCAACAGTTGTTGCAATTACAACGCCTACGCCTTCAATTTCCATAACCTTGCAGTCATCGGATATTTGTATGAAAAGGTTGTTGGCTTTTGGCTCTTTTGCAACGCTTTCTTTTTGTTTTGGTGTTTCTTTTTCTTTCATTTTTTATAATTTAAGGGTGAGATTTCGTGTAAACATTCTGTAAAGTTTTTCGCCTTCGATATTGAACTCATATTCACTGTCGGGTTGAAATGCAACCTTGTCGCCAATCTTTAAGCCCATATTTTCCATATCATCATTCATGTATTTTATGATGCCTATAAGTGGCTCGTTAGTTGGTTTTATGAAGCAATATGGCGCAGGTGCTATCCATTGGCCATCATGCTTGTACATAAACCATTGGTCGTCAAATATGAAGTAGAGATTATCGCGGAAATATGACGGGCCTGATTTCTCTCTGCCTTTCATATCCAAATATTTTCTGAATGTATTATGATGCACAAGCAATGTATCGCCTACTTGCGCACCGCCTTTGTAACTGAGTGGCAGTGCAATTATTTTAGCCTGGCGATTTGTAGTTTTATGATCTTCCTGGCTAACGCTTAATACCAAGCCATTTTCAGCGACATTTGCATATCGCTTTCCGTCTATGGGTTCTGCTATGAAAAAATGGGGACTACGCATTAATAATTTATATTATATTCAACACTTATCGGCATCGCTGCATTGTATGATTTCCACATAACAATTTCAGAAGTTTCTACACTCTGAATCCATATCTCTACCGATATCGGGATTTGTTTTATTAAATGTATTTTATAGGTGTCGTTTAACACAGATTGCCCCACAATGTAGTGCATGGCTGTTTTGTAATCAGACCCTATGGCTATTCTGCGTATCATATCCGCGTAATTTCCCCGTTATCTAAATTGATACTTATGCCTGCCCCATACTTTTCGCTTAGTATTGTCATGGCATTCTCAAAGTCAGATTCCGTTTGCGCGTGTTGTCGCATAAGTCGTGGCTTGTTGGCTATAATTTGCTGTTCTGCTACGAAGTTGTTTGCCATGTCAACTATTGTTTTTTGCCTTGCTTCGTGCTTTTGTTTTAAATCATCAAGCTCATGCGCTTCGATGATTTCCTTTGAGACTATTGGGGTTTTTGCCATTTTATTTAATTTAATTTTATTGTTATACTAATAGATAAACCATGTGTCGGTTGCGGTTTTCTTTAACCGCTTACTATCACCTGCCGATATTGTTGCTGTGCCATTTAGTGTAACACCAACTGCACCGGCTACGGTAATTGTATAAGCAGAACCATTGCATACTAATATTTCTGCACCTGTTGTAAATGCCATATTAGCATTAGTATCAATAGTAAATGAAGCATTACCGCTACCTGTATATGTAAGCGTTTTATTTTCGGTATTTAGCTGAAATGTATATGTTGTAATGGTTGTATTGATTATACTTCTGGGATAAACATATGTTGAAACATCAGCAGCAGTAAAGTTTTTTGTACTGTTATCGTTGCCAGAAGTGCCGATCCACTTATCGGTTGCGATAATTGGTGATGATGTATCGTATGATGCAATGTTTGCCATAATGCGTAATTTGTTACAAAAGTAGTAATTAAATATTATTCTACATTCTTTTTATTTTGCTCAGGAGTTTCCATTTCCGTTACATCGTCAGCATTAACGGTTTTACCTTGTACTTCCACCCCGAAAAAAGGCAAAATGCCATTCGCAATCGCTAATAGCAAACCTAATACAGACTGAATAACCGTGCCTGTTTCAACGGGGATGAAAGGCTGTGTACCTACCCATCCAATTACAATACCTGCAATAACTGAAAATACCTTTACAAAACCTGCCCAATTAGCGGGAGTTGGATTTTTTAATTGTGATCTTCCGAATTTTATATTACCCATTTTGTATTAATTATGTTACAAAAATACGTAATAATATGTAATATGTTACATTTTATTGGCGAAACAAAAAAAACTACCATTGCTGATAGTTTCTTTTTTTTAGTTAGAGAATAGCGTTTACATAAGATATAGTTTTACTCCGTCAGGATTGGAATACAAATATACTAAATTAATTATTCACCAATCTTAAAAATCCTTTGCAGGCTGATATTTTTCTTTGTTTCCTACAAACTTCTATTCCCTCTCTACCGCCATGCTCGGGTGCAGCATTTCCTTCTACCGTTTGAATCCTATCACCTGCAACGCTTGTAACAAATCCTGTATGACCTTTACCACCGCCAAAATCCATGATGAAAATATCACCTTTCATTGG